AAGATGACGGGCGCCATCGTCGACCGGATCAAGATCGCCTGGAACCGCACCGGCTTTGTCACGGCCGAGGTGGACTACGTGTCCATCTTCCCGGTGACCGACCTGACGGCCTACTCGGGCACCCTGACCGCCGACACCGTGTCGGCCAGCGTGCCGGACCACTCGATGCTCAAGGTCTACATCGACGACACGACCATCGGCACCACGCAGGACACCGCCGTGCTGGACGCCGAGGTGGAGTGGCGCTCGTTCATGGCCGCCGACGAGAACGCCAAGCGCCTGGGCATCGCCCGGCGCTCGGAGTGGACCGCCAAGCTGACCCGCTTCCACGAGGCGGCGGACCTGCTCGCGGCGTCCCGCACGAAGGGCCTCAAGCGCATCCGCGTCGGCAGCATCGGGCCGGCGCTCGGCACCACGACGTGGGAGCTGGGCGCGGACCTGTACGGCCTCGTGGACTCGCGCTCGATCCCGACCGTCGGCGGCTTCGTCGGCGAGGAGGTCTCGATCCTGCCGAAGTACAACGCCACGGCCGGGACGGACATCGCGTTCCGCCTCACGAACAGCGTCGCGGTGCTGTAGCCGTGGAGACCGTCGATCTCGTGGTGGACGGCCGCGTGGTCGTCATGCGCCGCGTCGGGTGGCGGGACCTCCGGGACCTGCCGCTCGCGGTGCGCGCCATCGGGGACATGCCGCACGAGACGGACGCCGACGAGGCCGCGTTCTGGGCGGCGTGGGAGGCGCTTGCCGACCGCGTCGACGCCTACGCGGCAGGCCCCGTCCTGCCGTCGTCGGTGCCGGTGGCCGAGATGATCGGGCTGGTCGACATATGGGTGTCGGGGGTGCGCGATGCGGCCCTCCCCCCGGCGCCCGGCTCTCCTGGGCCCTCGCAGCCATCGACGCCTCCCGCGGCCTCCCGTCGGAAGCCCCGCCGGAGGTCGTGATGGACAGGCTCGCGCGGCGCTTCAGCGTGCCCCCGTGGCAGGTCGACTGGGACAGCCCGGAGGTCTGCGCGTGGCTGCTCCGCGCTGGCGCGGTGGACGAGTTCGACGCGGCGTCGGAGCGGAGGCCCTAGATGGAGAGCAAGGCGCTCGTCACACTCATCCTCCAGGCGAAGAACCTGGCCAGCACGGAGGTCAGGGGGCTCCAGCGCGAGCTCAAGCGCGCGACAGACGGCGCGGACAAGATGGACGCGGCGATGCGCCGGGGGGCGAGCGTGGCCAAGGGCGCGCTCGCGCTCGGCCTCGGGGCAGCGGCCGTGGGCGCGGGCGAGCTCGCCGACACGCAGGCGCGGCTCCAGGCCGACACGGGCGCGTCGGCCGACGCCGCGCACGCGATGGCGCTGGCCGTCAACGAGATCGCCGGATCGTCCCGCACGGCGCTCCCCGACGTGGCGGCCGTCATGGCCAAGGTCGTCTCGGGCATGGGCCTCTCGGGCGACGCCGCCAAGTCGGCCACGGCCCAGATCGTGGACTTCGCCCGCGTCACCGGGCAGAGCGGCGCGCAGGCGGCGCTGGCCGTCGACGGCATCGGCGACGCCTGGAGCCTGTCGGGCGAGGCGTCCATCGGCGTGCTGGGCAAGCTGCTCGTGTCCCAGCAGCGCTACGGCACCGTCGTGGCCGAGTCGGAGAAGGCGCTCACGGACCTCGCGCCGGCGCTCATCGCCACCAACACGTCGCTCGACGCAGCCGTCGGGCTGCTCAACCTCTTCGAGGTGTCGGGGCTCGACTCGGCGTCGGCCGGCGCGGCGCTCAAGAAGAGCATCGCGGACCTCAGGCCCGGGCAGTCGCTCGCGGACCTCGTGCGCCAGGTGTCCGCCATCGAGGACCCGACAAGGCGCGCCCAGAAGGCCATCGAGCTGTTCGGGGCCAAGGGCGGGGCCGGTCTCGCCAACGCGCTGAAGCCCGGCCGAGACTCGCTGTCCGCGTTCGCCGTCTCCGACACGGACGGCCTCGGCGCCGTCCAGAAGGCCGCGGACGCGCTGGACTCGACCTTCCCGGCGACCATCAAGCGCATGGTGTCCGAGGCGCAGGCGTCGCTGCGCGGCTTCGGCGACACCTTCGGGACGGCGCTCATGGCGGGGGCGTCGGCGGTGTCCATCGCGCAGGCCGTGGGCATTCCGCTCGCGGGCGGGCTCAAGGCCGCGTGGGCGGCCGTCGCTCTCGACACGAGCGTCATCGCCGCCGCCAGCGCGTCGGGGGCCGCGCAGGGGGCCATAGCCGGGGCCGCTGCCGCGGGCGGGATCGGGGCCGGAGCCCTCTCCATCGCGACGGCCGCAATCGTCCCCTTCGCGTGGCTCGGCGAGCAGCTCCGCAACGCGGTGAGGCCGAAGTCCGGGTTCGCCAGCGCGCCCGGCTTCTTCGAGATGGTGTTCGGCGGCGAGACGTACGACGAGTGGCGCGCCCGCATGGCCAAGGAGGCATCCGATGCGGCCATCGCGGCGGCGCTGGTGGCCGCAGGTGCCAACCGGGCGTTCCGGCAGGGCTCGGCCGGCTTCCGGCGCGACGGAGAGCTGTGGGGGCAGGCCGCCGCAGACGGAATCAGCGCGAGCTCCGCTGCCACGGCAGCGGCGGCCGGCCAGACCGTGCTGGACGCGGCAGACGCCGTGCGCGCCAATGCGGCCTCCTACGCCAGCGCGTGGCGGGCCGTGCTCACGGCCAAGGACAGCACGGCCAACGCCGCCGACCAGATCATCATCGACAAGGCGGAGCTGGCGCGCCAGGAGAAGATCGCCCGAGCGGGGTCCGTAAACCCCGCGACCGGCAAGAAGTACACCGCCGCCGACCGGGCGCAGGCCAGGCAGGCGATCAGGGGGCTCCAGGCGTCCATCGCCGGAGCGCAGATCGAGGTCAACGCGGCGACGCCGGTCGGGACGACGGCCGGAAGGACGCACGCCACCGGCTCGCCGACGCGCTCGTCAGCGCCGTCGACGGCCATCGTCGGCGGCACCGTCATCAACATCAACTCGGTCTACCCGCCCACGCCCGCGCAGGCCCGCGCCATCGCGGACGCCGTGGACCGCGAGCTGCGGCGGCGCAAGCTCACCTGGGCCACAACGACGGGCGCCCGCTGATGGACGCCGATCCCGAGATCTCCATCACCGTCTCCGGCATCGGAGAGGTGACGGGCGACCTCCGCGACTGGGCGTCCGTCTCGCTGTCGGACTCGCTGGACGGGCACGCCGCGCTGTCGTTCACCTGCCGCTACCAGCTCGGCTCGGCCGTCTCCCCTGTCCCGTATGCGGACGTGCGGGCGGTCAACCTCCTGACGGGTCTCGTGCTCTTCGAGGGCCTCGCCGTCCCCGGCCCGGTGGTGGACGTGCTCGACCCGGGCATCGTGGACGTGACGACATCGGCGGTGTCGCTGTCCGCGATGGCCGAGCGGTCGCGCGTGCAGGCGGACGTGTCGCTGCCGGAGTGGCTGGACGCGTACAGCGGCGTGCACGGGCCGCTTGTGGCGGACATGGTCCCGGCGCTGCTCCGCGCCTCGCTCGCCGACCCCCGCATGGCCCGGGCCGTCACCGTGCGCGACTCGGCGGACCCGGTGCTGGAGTGGGCAGTGGACGCCGGAGCAGGCTCCTACGCCTGGTCGCAGGCGCGCGGCGCGTCCCTCGCGCAGGCGCTGTCCGACATGATGGACGGGACCCGGTGCCAGTCCGCGAGCGGCGGTGGGTTCTCGGACCTCGGCCACATCCTCAAGTGGCACGCCGGCACCGGGTGGGTCGCCGCGGTTCCGACCGACGCGTGGCGCGGCGCGTCGGGGCTGGACCTGTCGACCGCCCACGACGGGATGCCGGCCCGGTCATCGTGGACGCGCGACGACGGCGAGCTGGGGTCCGCGGCGCTCATCACGGAGAGCACGCTCGGGACCGAGCACGCCAAGGTGATCGTCAGCGACACCTCGGCAACCAACGGCTGGCTCGCCTTCACCGCGGACATCGACGCGACGGGCTCCCTCATCCTCGACCCGCTGTCCCTCGACGAGGCCGAGCGGCTGGCCGCGGCAGAGTGGCGCTGGGCGCAGGGAGGCAACTCGCGCGAGTACCGGGAGGCGGAGACGGCCATGATCGCGGCGGACATCCTGGTGGGCCACTCGGTGACGTGGTGGGAGCCGCACTCCGGCACCGTCACGGGCACCGTCCAGAGCGTCCAGACGGAGTTCCTCGACGGGGTGGATGCCTCGGAGCCGGCCGCGTGGCCGGAGCTGCTCGACGCCGGGCTGTCCCTCGACGGGTCGTGGGCGCTGGACGCCGCGCGGTCCCGCGTCATCCCCCGCCGGATGCGCGCCCACACCATCACCGTGACCGGCAGGCCGCGCGGCCTGATCGCGGACCTGCGGGCATCAGGGAGCATCTGACATGACAACGCACAGCCACACAGCCGTGACCGCTGGCGCAGCCGCGACGGCCGCGACCATCAACGCGCCGCTGGCGCAGCTCGACGCCGCGCTCAACCCGACGGTGGCCGCGTTCTCCGCGGAGGCGGACAACTCGACGACCGTCACGACGGCCTCGACCTACTACGCGGAGGACGCGCCGGCCGAGGTCGCGTTCACCCCGGCCTACGCCGGCCAGGTGTTCGAGATCAGCCTCGTCATCGGGCGCCTGTACGCGGGCACGGCCGGGATCACGACCTGGAACCTCCGCGTCACCGACGGGGCAGGGGCCACCGTCTTCGATTCGCTCATCAAGGGCCAGACCCACGGCGTCTCGTCGGACTACGGGAGCGCCGCCGGTACTCGGTGCTGGACGGCGGGGGCCGGGGACGTGGGCGTGGCGCGCAAGGCCAAGGTCTACCTGACGCACACCGTCAACGCGACCGTCGTCCACACCGCCTATGTGTCGATCGACGTGGTCGCGCACATCTAGGCAGTCAGTAGCAGGACACCTTCGCGAGGGTCGTCCGCTTGGCCTTCCAGGTGAACGTGTCAAACACGAGCTTGGCCTGCTGCCGCGGGGCGACCGACCCCAGCGCGGCGTTCGCCATCGCGATGGCGGCGCCTGAGGCGTCCGCCACCGTCAGCTCGACGTAGAGCGATGACGGGCACCCGTCGCGCGGGATGACGACCATGCCCCAGCACGGCCCAGCCGATAGTTGACACGAGTACTCGGAGCTGTCCTGCCACCGGAACGCCACGCCCTCATCCCCCGGCCAGAGCCCGAACCCTGGCGGCAGCGCCCACGCTACAGGAGCCGGCGTCAGGGGAGGGGTGTTCGCCGCGGGCGTCGTCGACGATCCCCGGCCCCACCACGACAGGGCCACGAGCATCAGGACGACCCCGATGACGAGCTGGCCAATCTTCACGCCGCCAGCCTGCTGCGGAGCGGGCTGCTCCGGCTGCTGGCCGGCCATCGGCTCCCGGCACCCGAGGCAGATCATCGCCCCCGGCGGCACCCTGCGCCCGCACCCAGGGCAGTACCTCGCACGCGTCTCCGTCATGTCGCTCCCTCAGATAAGCCGCGGATAAGCGGCAGCCGTCATCATGCGCCCCAGGCGGCCCGGGGCGCGTCCCGTGTTGACAACGTTGTGGATATATAGAACGCGCGTTCTGTCATCATGGCCAGCCCGGCGAGGTGGACCGGGGATCGGGAGGAAAGCACGGTGGGGGACGTCAACGACCCCGGGGTCATGGCCGAGCGGCTTCGGGAGGCCGAGGCGCGAGGGCGTCTAGCAGTGCTGCTCGGGCTTGGCCTTCTGACGCGGCCAGCGCTTGGAGCACTCCCCGCTCCCACGCCGCCCGCTCCAGCCGCAGGGCCGCAATCTCGGCGGTCTGAGCGCTGATCGCCGCGGTGAGCTGGGCCAGCACCGCAGCGAGGTCCGCTGGCCGCGTCTCGACCTCGACGACTGGGCGAGGAGCGGGCTCGGGCTCCCCGAAGTGCTCCCGCAGCACCGCAGCCGTCCGCGCGTCGGGCTCCTTGTCGCCCAGCAGCTTGTAGACCGCCGAGCGGCTCTTGGGGCTGTAGCCGAGAGCGGGTCCGATGGCCTCGAAGAGCTGGACCTTCGACCACCCGCGCTTCTGCATGACCTGGTCCAGATGCCTGGCCCAGGCCGTCAGCGGCGGCGTGCTCGGTGGGTGGTACGCCATAACGCCGATAACGTACACCTGTCGTGACAGTTGTCAAGCCTCAGCGTGACAGCGCGTAACAGTTGTTACGTCCAAACGTGGTGGCACATACCGTCTTGACAACTGTCACGACTGCCGGGATACTCCCGTCATGCACCAAGTAACCGGCCTAGACCTCAAGGTGGAGCGGGTCCGCTCGCGCCTCACCGTGACCTCAATTGCCGCACAGATGGGGCTCTCCCGCCAGTCGGTTCACGGCATCGAGCGGGCCGCCGTCCCCAGTCCGGAGCGCGTCCGGCAGTACCTGGATGCGCTAGCCGTGCTCCGTGCCGTCACAGAGACGCCACGGGTGACGGCGTGACCGCGCTGCGCGTCCTACGCGTCCTCGCCGCCGTGGCCGCCGCGTACGCCGCCGGGATCGGGTCGCTGTGAGCCCCGCCCGCGCGTCCGGCGTGCCGGTGTCCGTCAGCGCCTACGCCTGGCCCGTGCGGCCCAGCTCCGTCATGGAGTGCGACCGGGCCTACTCGGACCACTGGGACGCGGCGGCCGCGCGGTCCACGCACCCGGCCGCCGCGGTCCGCCTGTCCGTGAGCGCAGACGCGGACGGCGTCGGCGTCGCGGCCATCTACCTCTGCCGCGCGTGCGCCGACGGGCTCGGCCTCGAGGCGGTCAGGTGAGCCCCCGGCCCATGCGCCCCTGGAGGCCCCAGGCCGTGCTCTGCCGGGCCTGCGGGAGGCCCGTCACCGGCGAGGCCAAGATGATCGGCCGCGACGTGTGGCACCCGGTCTGCTGGCGCCCGGAGCCGGTCCTGTGACGGCCGCGGCCGCCGAGCTCAAGCCAAGCGCGCAGCTCGTCTACGCGCTGCTCGAGGCGCACCCCGAGGGCGTCACCGCGCTCGAGGCGCTGCGGGCCGGGGCGGGCGACTCGCTGGCCCAGCGCGTCCACGAGCTCCGGTCGGCCGGCGCCGACATCGCGGACGAGTACGAGGCGACGCCGAACGGCCAGCGGGTCAAGCGGTACCGGCTCGCCGAGCGGTACGCGGGACACCCCGTCACGGCCGCCCGCCCCTGCCCGGCGTGCCGCCGGCAGCACCCGGCAGGGCGCACCTGCGCCTGGACCAGCCGAGACGTTCCGCAGGGCGCCGGGTCCTCCCCCCGGCCCGGCCCCCTGCCGAGCGCCGCGGCAGCCGCCGGCGCCTAGCAACCGCGAGACACAGCCGCCGGAGCACACGGGCGGCGCCAGGAGGAGCGGAGCACATGGCAGCAATCGTCTCGTGCGAGGCGGAGGTCCCGGAGGACGGCGTCGAGCCGTTCGCCAGCGACGTGTACGGCGGGAGCGCGGTCTCGGCCGGGATCGACTGGCCGGGAGTCCGGCTGTACGTGCTCGGGACCGAGCCGGAGGTGCAGGAGCGGGCGGGGATGATGGCCGCCGCCTGGCTGGCCGTGGCGGCCGCGTCCGAGGAGCGGGTGCGGAAGTCGGAGGCGCGGCGCGAGCGCGCCCGGAGGATGGCCGACTGCCTGCACTGCGGGCGGCCGACGGAGGACGGGGCCTACACCCGCGTCACGGGCCCCGACGGCGGCCTGCACCGGCGTTGCGACGGCTGCTCCGGGAAGGCCTCCTGATGCCGTCCCCGAGGATCGCCGACTGGATGTCCGACCCGGCGCGCCCGGCGGACCCGGCGCACGCCTTCGCAGCTGGAGACAGGGTCCCGTTCCGCGGCCTGTGCGGCGAGGGCCGGTGGACGATCAAGTCGGTCCCGGCCACGGCCGGCCCCCTGTGCCCGGCGTGCATCGAGGTCGTGGCCGGCGCGGCGTTCGCCGCCCTGGAGCAGATCACCGAGCTGCACAACGCGCAGGTGCCGGCGTGACCGCCGCGATCGCGCCCACATGCGTCATCGTGGACTGCGCGTCGTCGCGCCGGAACTCTTCGGTCGCGCACCGCAGGGAGTTCTCTCACCCGTGTTCCGTGGCCGACTGCGAGCGGCAGGTGAAGGGAAACGGCCTCTGCGAGAAGCACTACATGCGCGCCTACCGCCACGCCGGCGACGTGACCGCTGGCGAGGGTCGCTACGGCAAGGGTTACCTGACCGCCGACGGGTACGTGTCCACCGCCCGGACGGGCCACCCGCTGGCCCGGTCCAAGGGCCAGGTGCAGATGCACCGTGTGGTCCTCTTCGCCAAGATCGGCGACGGCTCCCACCCGTGCCACTGGTGCGGCAAGACGGTCGCCTGGGGCTACCACGTCAGCACCGACACGCTGGTCGTTGACCACCTCGACGAGGACCGGGCCAACAACGCGCCCGAGAACCTGGTGCCGTCCTGCTCACGGTGCAACACCTCGCGCTCGCGCTGGGGGTGGTACCGATGATCGCCGGGGAGCAGGTCGCCCGCCTCGGGCAGCAGGCCATCGACGGCGCGGAGCAGCGGCCGGACGACCAGGCCTATTGGAGCGTCACCACCATCCTGGGCGCGCTCGACAAGCCAGCCCTCCTCTACTGGGCCTCCGAGCAGACCGCCCTCGCCGCGGTCCACAGCGAGGCCACCTGGCGCGGCATGCTGGACGACGACGAGCCCGGCTGCCGGCACACCGACGCCGCGACGTGCGCCGCCCTCAAATGGCTGCGCGACGCGCGCTTCCGCAAGCCCAAGGGCATGCGCAGCGCCACGGAGCTCGGGACGCTGGTGCACGCGGCGTGCGAGCAGTACGCCCTGACCGGTACGCGCCCCGTGGACGTGGATCCCGAGGTCCGCCCGTTCCTCGACCGCTTCGACGAGTGGCTCAGCCGCTTCGGCCCGTCCTACCAGGCGACCGAGGTGGCGGTGTTCCACCCGGACCTCGGCTACGCGGGCACGGCCGACGGGTTCCTCTCGATCGACGGCGTCCGCTACATCTTCGACATCAAGTCCAGCCGCAAGTCGCTCGACAGCCAGGGCCGGCCGAGCACGCCGTACCCGGAGCAGGTCGGGCTGCAGCTGGCCGCTTATCGACACGCGAAGTACGCGGCGGTCTGGCGCCCGCGGCGGGCCGAGAAAATGCGGCGTCGCTACTACCTTCTGAGTCCCGAGGAACGCGAGCTCGCGGTCCCCGTGCCCCAAGTGGATACCGGCTTGGTGATCCACATCACACCGGATCGCTGCGATGCCTATCCCATCGTCTGCGACCAGCCGGTCTTCGAGGCCTACCTGGCAGTGCAGGACTGCGCCAGGTGGCTGTTGCAGACGTCGAAGGCGGTTATGGGCGATCCCCTCGAGGCGGTGGCGCCATGAGCGAGGATCGCGCCTGGGCAGCCGGGTTCTTCGACGGAGAGGGCTGCTTCTCCCTGGCCAGCCGTGGGTCGCGCGCCGTCGCCACGATCAGCCAGGTCGACCGTGAAGTGCTGGACCGCTTCGCCCGGATCGTCGGCTGCGGAGTGGTGTACGGGCCCCACCAAGGCAACCCGCTGACCCACCAGCAGCCCTTCTACTCGTGGCGCGTCGGGTCTCGGGCCGACTTCGATCACGTCGTGGCGGTTCTCTGGCCATGGCTCGGCAGCGTCAAGCGCGGTGCTGCCCTCCGTGTCGCGTCCGGAGCGAGCCAGGGCGGCAACGCCCAGTCGCGCAAGACGCAATGCCCACAGGGGCATCCGTACGACGACGAGAACACACGGTGGGTGTCCCCATCGCCTGGTGGAGCGAGGACTGGACGTCAGTGCCGGGCTTGTCACCGCACGCGATCCAACCGCGCGCGACAGGCCAGATATTCCGAGAGGGCTGCCTGATGTCCCCGATGATCGACATTCAGCGCCGTCACGCCGAGGTGTTCCGCATCCGGCTCGGGGACCGCGACGGAGCCCGCCCGCGGAAGCTCGCGGACCAGATCCGGATCACCGCTCCGGCGCAGCAGGTCGTCCAAGCGTTCGTGGACGTCTACGGCGGCGCCGTGACGAGCTGGGATGGCCAGTGGCAGGCGTACCTGCCGACCTCGGAGCTCCGGATCCTGGTGCTCCCAGGCCAGTCCATCCAGCAGTGGTGGGAGTTCTACCGCGGCTCCGTGTGCGAGCGGCGCTGTGACGGCTACCTCGAGCAGAAGAGCGGCAAGCGCTGCGTGTGTCCCGAGGACATCGACGAGCGCATCAAGGACAAGAGCGCGTGCTCGCCGATGACGCGGGTCAACGTGCTGTGCCCGGACGTGGCCGTCGTCGGGGCCGGCGGCCTGGTCACGCACAGCCTGATCGCCGCGGAGACGCTCCCGCAGTCGATCGCCGTCGCCGAGAGCGCGCTGAAGCGCGGGCTGATGGTCCCGGCCGTTCTCCGAATCGTCGAGCACAAGGGGCGGAACCACTTCATCGTCCCGCAGATCGAGATCACCGGCGTGTCGCTCGTAGACCTCTCGTCGGACAGCCCGGAGCTGCTGCACGCGACGCGGACGCCGCTGGCCCAGCTCGAGGACGGTCAGGTCCGGCGCCTCACCCCCGTCCCGCAGATCGAGGCGCCGCGACCGACCGTGGCAGAGCAGTCGGCCCCGCCGGCGGCCCGCCCGGCCCGGAAGAACGCGGCGCCCGAGATCCCGTCATCCGGCCGCAGCCGGGCGTCACGGGCCCCGGGCGAGGACCGGTACTGGCAGGCGCGCGCGTTCGCGGAGGCGGGCGAGCGCGGGATGTCCAGCGACGCCGTGCGCGAGATCGCGGCCGGGGTCGCGGGCGTCGAGATCGGCGGGTTCTCCATGAGCTCGATGACCGAGGAGCAGTGGGAGCAGGTCCACCGGCGGATCCCGGCGTTCGCGCCGGCCGCCGCGGATCCCGGCCAGCCCGACCCGGCGGCGCCTGCGGACGACCAGCCCGCGCCCATGTCGTCGGAGGCGTTCGCGGCATTCCTCGCGGACAACCGCATAGACGCCGCCTACGCCAGGGCCGTCGCCAACGAGATCTACCCGGGCGTGACGCGCATGTCCGGACAGCAGCGCGCGGTCCTCGCGGCCGCGCTCGCAGAGGAGCACTGACATGGCGCCCGCACCGGACACGGTCCTCTTCCCGGGCCTCCAGGAGGACGCCTTCGTGCGCGCCCCGGAGGTCGCGGACCTCGCCGCCGACGTGATGGCGCGCTGGGACGAGTTCGCCCCGCTTCGCCAGGCGCTGGCCGACGGGCAGGTCTCGATCGAGTACGTCTTCGAGACCAAGCACTTCGACCAGTTCAAGGAGGAGTTCAAGCCCCACACCGTGTCGAAGGTCTCCAAGGCCTCGCCGCTGTGGTCCTCGCTCACGGGCAGGGACCTCGTCGTGCAGTTCCGCCGCACCTTCTGGGCCGCCTGGGGCGAGCGCCAGCGGTCGGCCGAGCTGTACCACGCGCTGTCCCACATCCGCCTCGAGGACGGCGAGTCGGGCGCGCCCCGGATCGCCCTCGCGCCGCACGACGTGGAGGAGTTCCGCGCGACCCTCATGCGCTACGGGCCCGCCCTCCCCGGGCGCCGGGCGCTGGTGGACGCCGCGGCCGCGTGGTCGTCTGAGCACCCGGATCCCGCGACGCTGGGCTCGTTCGCCGAGGCGGTCATGGACCGCGTGGCCGAGCAGGTCAACGCGGGCGCGATGGACGGCAACGGATACACGGCCACGATGACCCGAGTCCGGCGCGCGGATCCCTGCGTCCGCTCGGGAGACGAGTGCTCGACCCACAGCGCCGCGTTCCCGGCCGTCGCGTCGAAGTGCTGGGCGGTGCCGGCATGAGCGCCCAGAAGTGCCCCCGGTGCGGGGCCGGCCTCTCGTCGAAGTACAGGGCGCCCGGCGCCCGCCACACCTTCATGGTCCGCCGCGCGGAGCGCCGGGTGATCGGCACGCGCGCTGTGAAGGCCGTCCGCAAGATGGCCTGCCCGTGGGCGCCCTCGTGAGCGCCACCTTCGCCGGCGATCCACGGGAAGCGCGCCGGCTGCTGGCCAGTCGGATAGCCAGATGGGGAAGCACGAACCCGGCTGATCGACACGCGGCGCTCACGGACCGGTCCGGCGGGCCTGAAGCCTGCTGGCCCTGGACCGGCCGCGTGGCAGATCCGCCCGGCTACGGGCGCATCGGTTCGGGAGCTCATGCGCAGTGGGTGTACGCGCACCGGATGGCGTGGGAGATCGCGAACGGACCGATCCCCGACGGCATGACCGTCGACCACCTCTGCCGAAACCGCCTGTGCCAGAACCCGGGTCACCTGGAGATCGTGACGCGGGCAGAGAACACCCGGCGCGAGATGGACTCGCGTCCGAGGAATACGCACTGCTCCCGGGGTCATCTTCGCGAGATGGCCGGCAAGGCGCTGGTATGCCGCACCTGTCGTCGGCGTGATCCCAGCTACTACCGGGAGCGGCGAGCAGCCAGGAAGGCGGTCGGGGCATGAGCTCGCAGGTCGCTGGATGGACCTTGGTCCTGCTCGCCGTGGCCTTCATCCTCGCCGGGTGCCCGCAGGCCGCGCTGCTCCTCGCCCTCGGGGCCGGCCTCTGCGCCGTCCTCGGGGCCGAGACGCGGGAGCAGGCGGACGCGCGGCGGCGAAACCCCAGCCGCTACCAGGCGCACCGGAAGGCGGGCCTGCGGTGAGCGCCGAGTTCATCGACACGACAGCGCCGCTGACGGCCGAGGACCCGTCGCTCGAGTGGATGCGCTCCCGCCACGCCGACAAGCTGGCGATGCGCGAGACGCCCCACGTCTACGTCCACGCCGGCAACCGCGACCCGCGCGACACCTGCCCGCCAGAGGGCAGCCCCGGCTGCGTCTGCGAGGCGTGCTGGGAGCGCAAGTCGGCGCGGATCCACAAGGCGGTGAAGCCGTGAGCCGCCCCATCCCCCTCCGCGACCACGTGGCCAGCGGCATGGTCCGCGCAGAGACGGTGGACGCCATCACGGCACTCGGGTGCGGCGAGCCGATGGTCACCGACAACCGCGGCGTCGAGGGCTACGCCTGGCCGGACAAGCCGTTCCGGGTGTGGACCCGCCCCAGGCGCGATCCGGTCGGGCCGCTGGACGCAGTGCGCCAGGCCGGCCCGAATGCGGGATCCGTGCAGAGCGCCGCGGACTTCCTGCTCGAGACCCTGACGGCCGAGAACGCCGCCGGCCAGCCCGCCCGGCCGCCGCTCGAGGTCCTCGGCGCCGCCTTCTGGGCTCGCTCCGCCGCCGAGGCGCGGGAGGCCGCGCTCGAGTGGGCCATGGCGGAGCACGCGATCGCCGCCGCGGAGGTCCTGGGCGTCGTGCGCTCGGATCCGGCGAGGGCCCGTTTGGCGCTCACCGGCGCCGACATGGAGGAGGCCGTCGAGCTCTGGACCGCGTCGGTCCGCGTCAGGTGGGCCCCGTGACGCCGGCGGAGGCGCGCGAGCGCGCGGCGGCAGACGCGGCGGCCGGATGGGCTGCGGCGTGCATGACGCCCGGCGAGTGGTCCGAGTGGCGGCGGCTCAACCCCGTGCGCCTGGCCCACATCAGGGGGACCCGCATCGCGGCCAGGCCGTGCGAGGACTGCCCGCTGGGGTTCGCCGCGGACATGCGGGCGCAGGACAAGTGCAACGGGGAGCCCGGCTACATCGCCGGGGAAGACGACGAAGAGGAAGAGGAGCACACGGTGGCAGAGCAGTCCGGATCCAGCCAGGTGGTCAGCGTCACGGCGCCGTGCGGGACGTGCTCGCACGCGCCCGTCTGCCGGCTCAGGGCGGCCGTGGAGGGCGCCAGGACGGCGTCAGTGGACTTCCCGCGGGTGGACGCCGCGATCACGGTCGAGGTGGCCGCCACGGTCAGCTGCGCGCACTACAGCGGCCAGCGGCAGGCCAAGGCCACGGGGACGGACGGCAAGCGCCACCTGAGCCCCGAGGGATACGCCGCCGTCGTCGCGGGCAACCGGGCGCGTGCCGAGCGCAGGATGGCCGAAAAGGCCGCGGCGTCGGCATGAGCGCTCCGGCGGCCGCCGAGCACGTCCCGGCCCGTCCTGTCGACCCCCGGCCCGTCCTGTCGATCGACCCGTGCCCGGGATGCCCGTGGCAGGTCGTCCAGCACGTCGGGGAGGGACCGGACGAGGCTGCTTCGCGGCACCAGGCGGGGGCGCTGCACACCGCGTGGCGCACGCGACACGAGGCGCTCTAGATGGCCGCGCCGCGCCTGACCCTGCCGCGCGCCTACCTGCGCATGAGTCCCAACCTAGACCAGCACCCCGACCCTGAGGGGATGGTGCTGCTCCTGTGCGCGGCCAACCGCCAGCCCCAGCGGGGCCGATTCCGGGACCGGTCGACCCTCTCCCGGGCGCTCGGCGCCTCCCGCCTCAAGCGGTTCCTGGACCGCGGCGATGTCCTCCAGACGCCATCCGGGTGGTACGTCGAGGGCTGGGACGAGTGGCAGGAGGGGGACCTGACCGTGGGCGAGCGGCAGATCCGGATCCGAGACCGCAGGCGTGACTCAGCCGTTATCTCGCCGTTACTCGACCGTGACGGTGTAACGGCTGAGGGAGAGGTCCCAGCCGTTACACAGCCGTTACTCGACCGTGACTCAGCCGTTATCTCGCCGTTACTCGACCGTGCTGCGCCGTCTGAGGCGAAGGGCGGAGGGCGTAAGACGACTAGAGAGAGAGGATCTACAGGGTCTGATTCGAAGCAGGGCGCGCGCGCCTCAAGCCTCGTTGATCCTTCCGGAGAACCCGAGGAGGCCCTGCCGTGGTGAGGACCTTCAGCCGGGCCGAGTGGTCGGCCGCCCGCGACGCGTGGCGGGACGGCGGGTACGACGCCGACACCTGGTACCGGGTCCGCTACGCCGCGGCGTGCCGGGGGATGCTCTACCCGCCGATGGGCGGGAGGGGCGACGGGTGCAACGACCCGAGGCCGAGCCAGCGGGCGATCGTCTACCGGGCGCTGGACAGCACGCCCGCCCTGCTGTTCGCCGTCATCGGCCGCTCGTCGTCCTGGTCCGGCGTCTGCCGCGATCTGATCCGGGCGTCCGCCGAGGCGCGCGCCGAGTCGGATGCCGAGGAGCTGCGCGAGGACCGCGATGCCGAGGCCCGCCGCCGGCGCGACCGGTCAGCCGCCCCGCGGAGCATCGGCGAGATCCTCCGGGGAATCGGCTCGTGACCGCCCGGATCGAGGACCCGGCCAGCGTCGTCGCAGCCGCCCTCTGCGTCGCGGCGAGGACGGCCGGCGGGACGGGCCGGACGCGCCGCCACGCCGCGCCGTGCGCCTGGTGCGACTGGCCGTCCCGCGAGCTCTCGGCGATGGTCGCGGCGTACAACGCGACCGCCGGCCGCGACGAGCGCCGCGGCACGTGGGCCCGCCACGACGTCCGTGTCTACACGTCGCTGCCGAGGGCCGAGCAGGTCGCCGCCACCGAGGCGGCCCAGGGGATCGAGCCTCCGCCGCCGGCGCCCGCGGATCCCGGAGAGGAGTCCGTCCCGTGGGCCTGAACGTCATCGCCGAGTTCACCTGCGCCGGTCGGCCGAGGCCCCAGGGGAGCGCGAAGGCGTACGTCCGGGGGAAGCGCGCCGTCGTCGTCTCCAAGACGCCCGAGCTCACCGCGTGGCGCGGCGACATCGCCGCCGAGGCGCGCATCGCCATGGCCGGCAGGGCGCCCGTCGAGGGGCCCGTCGCCGTGGTCCTGCGCTTCCGCCCCAAGCCGCGGCCGGCGTCGCACTTCCTGCCGGCCAACAGCCGCCGCCCCGTCCGGGTGCTCCGGGCCGACGCGCCCCGCTGGTGCGACACGACGCCTGACGCGGACAAGTGCGCCCGCGCCGGACTGGACGCCATGACGGGCGTGGTCTGGGTCGACGACCGCCAGGTCTCCCGGCTGCTGGTCGAGACGGTCTGGCCCGGCGAGGGCACGGGCACGGGCGTCGACGTCATGGTCCGCAGGCTGGAGGACACGCTGTGAGCTGGACATCGGACAACCTCGACACGTCGCACTTCACCGACGCCGGCAACGTCCCGGCCACGGACCGGTGCCGCCACAACATGCTCACGGTGTACTGCCGGAAGTGCAGCGACACCTACCCGATCCCGGACCAAGCCGAGATGGCCTGCACCGCCGGGGAGGACCGCCGCGAGTCCCGCCGCCGCTCCGGCCTGCTCGCAGCCGCGCTCATCCTGGCGCTGGCCGTCGGCGTGGCGCTGGGCTGGATTGCGGGAGGCGTCCGGTGAGCGGGATCGACACCGAGGCCCTGCGCCTCGACCACGACCGCCATGCCGACTGCCGCTGCGACATGGCCGACGAAGTGCCAGACCTGCTCGACGAGATCGACGCGCTGCGGGCCGTCAGGGACGCGGCAGCGGCGATCGACACGGACGGGCACAACCCATTCGGGCGGCACTCGCCCGATGACACGGAGAAGGTCTGCGGAGGCCACTCCGACGAGGATTACCCGGTGTTCTGGCCGTGCGAGTACGTCGCCCTCCGCGCCGCCATCGAGAAAGCGAGGCCGAAGTGAGAAGGCACATCTGGATCAGCAGCGAGGCGTTCGCCCACATCACCGGCATCCGGCACATCTGCATGACGTGCGGCATCGGCGTCACGTCCAAGCGGGACGAGATGGCGATGACCGAGTGTCCCGGCAAGCGCGCCGTCCAAACAGAGGGAGCGAAGCCGAAGTGAGCGACGACCCGACTGACGACACCCCGGAGCCGGGAGAGCCGATGCACGTCGTCCCGCTCCCCGATGAGGGCCACATCCTCATCGACCTCGCGTGCTGGTGCCGACCGTACGCGGACGCCGCCGACCCCGAGATCGTGATCCACCGAAAGGCAGCCGACGCATGACTGAGCCCTGCGTGTGGGTCCCGGCCCATGAGCCGTGGTCCTGCGCCACACACCCCGGAGGAGGGCGGATGCGGCTGGACGCCGAGAAGTGCCGACCGTCAGGCCGCGCACGCGCCGGACACTGGAACTGGTGCGCCCTGTCCGACACGGACCACGAGGGCGGCTGCGAGGCCGTCGCGGAGAACACGGTGCTGCACACCGAGCCGCGCCCGACCCCCCAGCCGCCCCGGCCCCTGAGCGCGGAGGAGGAGGCCCGCATCCGCGAGTTCTGGGGGGAGACACCGGCAGAGTCACCGATCCGCCGCGTCCTCGCCACCCTCGACGCCACCCCCGCCGCCCCGGCTGGCGGACTGGACCGGGATCAGGATTGCGGCAACTGCCAGCACTCCAAGGACGACCACTCGGCACTCGGCGCGGAGCGGTGCGGCGTCCCGTGGTGCGAGTGCCCCGGATTCCTGACCCTCACAGCCTCCGTCCCCTGTCTGGCGGCCTATGTCCACGGGTCATCGTGCCGCTGCGCCGCCCCGCAGCCGACCGCCCAGGCGCTCGACGCGGAGCGCCTGGCTAGGGCGCTGCGATCCGTCGCTGGACGGCATCCGGCAGCGGCAATCGACACAGAGGACGCCCGGTGGTTTGACGAGCGTGCCGCCGCCATCGCAGCAGCCTACGCCGCCGACGGGGAGGCGTCCCGGTGAGCCGCCTGCTGTCCGTGTCGCTCACCGAGTCGGCGGTCGTGTCCCGGACCAAGACCGTGACCAGGCGCAAGGGCTGGCTGTTCCTCAAGCCCGGCGACCGGCTCACCCTCTGCCGCAAGGTCATGGGCCGCAAGCCGGGCGAGCCGCTGGTCAGGCTGGCCGAGGTCGAGGTGGTCAGCGTGGACCGGGAGCCGCTGCACGGCATCGCGTGGCACGACGGCGACACGGCCCGTGAGGGGCTGCCGCTGATGACGCCAGTCCAGTTCGTGCGGTTCTTCATCGCCCACATGGGCGGCGATCCGGACCAGGTGGTCACCCGGATCGAGTGGCGGTACCTCTCGTGAGGACCCTCGCCGCCCTCATCCTCTGCGCATCGCTCGTCTCCCCGTCCATCACGCCGGGCGCATCCCGGCCCCAAGCCGAGACAGGAGCCGCCCCGGTGCACCGTGCAACGGCCCCTGAACAGGACGCCATGCCTTCGGGATCAACGTTCGTCTCTCGGCTGGGGACCGGGGCGCCCGCCGCCCCATCGCCGGCGGCCTCGGCCGTCCCTGGACCGAGGCCCTCTGATGCGCCTGTCGCAAAGGAGCCCGCGCCGGCACTTCCCTCCGTGGCCGACGCCCGGGCCTGGGCGCTGGCGAAGGTCGGCGCCCGCCAGTACCGCTGCCTCTCGGAGATCGTCCGCCGCGAGTCGGGGTGGATCCACACCGCGCGCAACCGCCGGAGCGGCGCGTACGGCCTGCCCCAGGCGATGCGCCCGGAGATCGCGTACGCCTCGTTCGGCGCGGACTGGCGCGTCAACCCCGTGGTGCAGCTGCGCTTCGCCGTCGCCTACGCGGCGCGGCGGTACGGCTCGAGCTGCGCTGCGCTGGCGTTCCACGACCGATGGGGGTGGTGGTGACGCCGGTGCTGGACAAGCTCACGACCCGGGAGGAGTCCGTGCTGCTCGTCTACGCCGAGGGCGGCGGGCTGGGCGAGGCGGCGTCGAGGCTGGGCATCAGCGAGCTGCAGGCGCGCCGTGCCCGGGACCGGGCACGCCTCAAGCTCGGCGCGTGCAACACGACCGCCGCCGTCGTCCAGCTGGTGCTCGCGAGGACGGCGCGGCCGTGACGCAGACCGTCCTGCTGACCGTCCCCGAGGCCGCCGACCGCCTGCGCGTGAGCCGCCGCACGCTCGAGCGCCTGATCGCGGCCCGCGAGGTTCGCCCCGTGCGGATCGGCCGCCGGGTGCTCGTCTCGGAGCGCGAGGTCGAGGTCTACCTGGCAGCCGCGTACCGGCGCCGGGCGTAGCATTCGCCCATGGCCAAGCGCAGGGGCGTCCGCGGCATGGGCACGGTCTACGAGTCGCAGGGCTCCTGGATCGCGTCGTTCCCGCTGGGCGTCGTGTCCGGCAAGCGGACCAGGAAGCGCGAGCGGCACCCGTCGAAGGCCGCGGCCGAGGACGCGATCGCGCGCATGCGCAGGCTCTACGGCCGCGGCGGCGACCCGCTGGACGGCACGCTGGGCGAGTACCTGGACGCGTGGCTGGCGGACGCGAAGCCCACGATGCGGGCGTCCACCTGGACCAGCTACGACGGGCACGTCCGGCTCCACATCGTCCCGCTCCTCGGCGGCATCCCGGTCCGCAGGCTGCGGCCGGCGGACGTGCGCCGGCTGATCCTCGACCGGCTCGCCGCCAAGAGCCAGCGCGGCAAGGGGACCGATGAGAAGCCGCTCCCCAGGCTGTCGCCCGCCACCGTCGCCCGCATCGTCACGACGCTCCGGATCGCGCTCGAGGCGGCCGTGCGGCAGGACTCGCTCGAGGACAACGCGGCGGCCAAGGTCACGCTGCCCGCCGCCCGCGAGCGGCACGTGGAGGCCATGACCGAGGACATGGCCGAGGACGCCGTGGCCGCGTTCGACAAGCACTGGCTCGGCCCCCTCGTGCGGCTGCTCGCCGGATCCGGGCTGCGTCTCGGCGAGGCGCTCTCCCTCGACCAGGGCGACCTCGACGCCGGCGGCCGCTTCGTCCGGTTCCGCAAGTCCAAGACGACCGTCCGCGCCGTCTCGATCAGCCCCGACGCGGCGAAGGCGTGCCGCGAGGCGATCGCCGACGCGCCCCGGATCGGGCCGCACGAGCCGATGTTCTTCTCGCCGCGGAAGAACCGCCAGGGCGTCCGCGACCGTCTCCGCGGGTCCACCGTCAGCCACACCGTCCCCAAGGTTCTCGAGGCGCACAAGCTGGCGCGGATGACGCCGCACGGGTACCGCCACGGGGCCGCCACGCGGATGGTCGCGGCCGGCGTCCACATGCGCGTCGTGGCCGACCAGCTGGGCCACAAGAACCCGGGCTTCACGGCCCGCGTGTATGCCCATGTTGTCCCAGGTGCCGAAGATCAGGCCGTTGACACGCTCGAGCGACGCAGAAAGACCGTGAGTTGAATGACGAAGCCGTGCGGCATCTGCTCCGAGCCGTTCGCCGCGCGATCAGACCGCGATCGCTACTGCTCGCCGGTCTGCCGCAAGGCGGCGGCCAGGGGCTGGTCGCGGAGATGGCGCCAGTCTCATCAGGAATCTGAGGCGGAGTCGCGAAGGCGCGGCAACGCGCTCCGCATGGCCAGGTATCGGTCGGATCCGGAATATCGGGCGGCGCGGCGGCAGGCGGACAAGGTCCGCTATCACCAGCTTCGCGAGGCCGGTGTCACCGTCCACAAGATCGCGACCGCTGACGAGTACGAGCGCCTGGCCAGTGCGCAGCGACAGCTCTGCGCGATTTGCGGACACTGCGAGACGATGGTTGACCCGTCAGGCCGGTTCAAGCGCCTGGCTGTCGATCACGACGCGCTGACCGGCGATATCCGCGGGCTGCTTTGCGCACGCTGCAACATGGGGATCGGCCTGTTCGACCACGATGCACGCCGGCTTCAGGCGGCCGTGGAGTACATGCTGAAGTTCCCGCTCGCCGATTCGCTGATGGGCAAGCGCAGGGCGGCCGCGCTGCAGCGCGAGCTAGAAGTAGTCAATGAGAGGCGCCGCGCGACGCAGCCCCTCACCGCGTAGGCTCACGGACAGGCTCACGAAACAGGCTATCTCCCGTTCATGTGCGTCGGATTGTGGCTCCGAAGGTCACGGGTTCGAGCCCCGTAGGCCACCCCAACTCCCCGAACGAACAGAACGACTGTTCGCGTCCGATCGCGACCTGACACGACACGTCAGGCTCACGTTTAGGCTCACAGGCTCACGGACAGGCTCACGGCAAGGGGGGTGCAACTGCACCCTGCCCAACCGCCTCCGGACGGCCGATATTGGCCGCTGTGGACACTCCCTCCTCCACCAGGCGCGCTGGCTCCGCTGCTCCCGGGGTCGGCGCCGCCGTCGCAGGGTGGTCCGGTGACCGGCCCGGCCCCATAAGCCGCGCGACGGGGTCCGACTCCCCGTCCTGCAACCAGACACTCGCAGGCGCCACCGTGCGTAATGGCCTGCGCGCTCTGCCGGCCGTGCGCAACGACCGGCACCTCCCCCGCGGCGCCGCATGACGGAGCGCCCGGGGCCCCAGCCCTCTGTATCGCCGGAGCTGTTCGCGATCGGCGTCGTCATCGGCTTCTTCGCCGGCATCCTGGCCTCGGAGGTCTGCCCGTGGAGGCGCTGATCGCCGGGTTCTTGCTCGGCCTCTTCTCCGGCGTCGCGATCGACCGCCTCGTGCTTGTCCCGTGGGTGGACCACGCCAACGCGCGGGCAAGGCGTGGCTGCTGATGAGCCGGGCGATCCACGCGCGAGGTCCGGCAGGGCGGGCGACTACCGGGCTGCGCGCATCGGCGCCGCGGCGGCCTTCATCACGTCCCTCGTCGTCATCATCCTCGCCGATGTGGTGGTCGAGAGCTACGAGCTCCAGCCGCTCATCGTGGCGATGCTCCTCGGCGCCGTCGGCGGCCTGCTGGGCGTCGAGCTCCTTGCGGCGCTGAAGGGACTGATCAAGTGACGACCGTCATGGACGACTCCCTGGTGTTCGGCCTCGGCGCGCTGGACTCCCCCGACGACGACCGGGACTGGCCCGCGGCCCGCCTCATGGCGCTCGCGGACGCCGATCTGGACGCCGCGCCGCCGGAGTCGTGGCTGGCCCCCGCCCCGCAGGCGCCCGTGTACAGCCAGGGCAGCACCCCGATGTGCGTGGCCTACGCCGCAGGCTCGGAGCAGGTCTGGCACGACCTGCGCGACACGGGCCTGTTCGCCCCGGACTTCGCCCTCTTCTTCGGGCAGATCGGCGGCACCCCGTCAGGCGCCGTCCCCCGGACCGCGCTCCAGCGCCTCGTGACGCACGGCTACCCGCCGGACGGCCACCCGGAGCTGGCGCCGCGCCACCGCATCGCCAGCTACGCCCGCGTCGAGGCCGACCGCGCCAGCATCTGCGCGGCGATGCCGGTCCTCGGCCCGCTGCTCCTCTCGCTGCGCTGGCACGCGAGCTGGTTCCGGCCGCTCGCGGGCGGCGTCCTCCCCGCCCCGTCGGGCGCCGTCGGCGGGCACCTCGTGCGCTGCCTCGGGTGGACGGCCGCGGGCCTCGCCTGCGTCAACTCGTGGGGCGCGGCGTGGGGCGACCACGGGCGCTTCACCCTGCCGTGGGCCTACCTCGCCGAGGTCAAGGAGGCGTGGGCCACCAGCGACGTGGCCGAGCCGCCCGCCACGGCGTGGGAGCTGCGCCTCGCCAAGGGCGCGCATCCGGAGTGGACCACCGTGACGGCGGGCCTGCTCGACAGCCCGTGGACGCCGTCAGCCCCCCGCCCGTCAGCGGGCGCATGGCCCTGCACCCCGCCCAAGCTCATGAAGACCGAGCGCGGCGGCACCGCGACCGTCTGCCAGGTGCTCTCCGGCGCGGTCTGGAAGGGCCGCTGGGTCCATCTGGTCGGTCCGGGCGTCAAGTGCGCCCCCAAGACAGGAGCCTGACATGGACCAGATGACCCTCGCCGTGGTCCTCACCGCCGCCGGAGCGACCGCGTCCGCCGCGCTCGTCACGGGCCTGATCGCGATGCTCAAGCAGACCGTCATCGGCCCGTGGATCAAGGCGGACAACGAGCCGACGCTGGCGTTCATCCTCTCGGCCGTCCTGGTCGCCGTCGCGGTGCTCTCGGTCGGCGTGTTCACGCCGGCCAGCCTGTTCGCCGGGTTCTTGGCCTGGTTCGGCGTCGCCCAGGTCGCGATGGGCGTGCACGACACGATCAAGGCCCAGACCTCCAAGAGCCCCAAGGCGCCCGCCGCGCCCGAGACCGAGTAGGAGCGCGACGTGGCTGCAGCAGGACCCTGGACCGTAACGAGCGAGGGCCGCACCAAGATCCTCGACGGGACGCTGGCGAGCGGCGACACCTACAAGGTCGCCCTGCTCACGTCAGCGTCCAACATCGGCGCCGCCTCCACGACCTTCGCGGGCGTGACCGGCGAGCACGCCGCAGCCAACGGCTACGCCGCGGGCGGGATCGCCGTCACGCTGGCGCTCGCGGGCACCGTGTCCGTCACCGTCAAGACGACGGCCGACCCCGTGTGGACGGCGGCCGGGGGCAGCATCACCGCCCGCTGGGCCTGCCTGTACGAGGTGGGCGGCCGCGTGCTCGCCTACGCGCTCCTGGACGGCACCCCGGCCGACGTGACGGCGACGGACGGCAACACCCTGACCGTCGGCATGTCGGGGTCCAACACCATCATGACGCTGGCGTAGCGCGATGGCAGCAGCGCCGGCCTTCGCGGCCACCCCGAACAACGCCAGCGCGCAGATCAGCGCCACCGCGGACACGTCCTACACGTCCCCGGCCAACACCGTGACGATCTTCACCGCGGGCGCCTCCGGATCCGTCGTCAACGAGATCGACATGACGGCCACGGGCACGACGGTGGCGGGCGTCATCAACGTGTTCCGCAAGAACGGCGCCAACTACTACATCCTGGACTCCTTCGTGGTGCCGGTCGTGACGCCCTCAACGACCACCGCCCCGTACAGGGCGTCGCGCACCTACCCGAACCTCGTGCTCAAGTCCGGCGACACCCTTGTGGCATCGTCGTGGGCGTCGTCGCAGCTTGTCTGCGCCAGCGCCTTCGGCGGTGACATGTGAGCACCGCGGGCGCCTGCTGATGTCCTTCCCGCCCGGCGTCCTGTCCGGCACCGTCAGCCTGCCCCTCGTGGACGTGCAGGAGTTCCGGCCGCAGCCCGGAAAGACGCTCGCCGGCGCCTGGGCGAAGCCAAACTGGGCGCGGCTCGTCTACGTCTACCTCGTGGGGGCGGGCGGCTCGGGCGGGTCCGGCGGATCGAACACGGGCGCGGCGATCCGCATGGGCGGCTCGGGCGGAGGCGGCGGCGCGTCGGCATTCCGCCTCATCCCCGCGGCACTGCTCCCGTCACAGGTCCCCGTATCGGTCGGCGCAGGCGGTGCGTCCCCCGCAGGAGGCGCATCCGGCTCAGTGGGCAACGTCGGCAACGCCGGCGGAAACACCTTCTTCGGGCCGTCCACTGCGCCGTACCTGTCGGCCTACGGCGGAGGCGGCGGCGCGCTCGGGGCCGTCACCGCAGCAGCGGGAGGCGGCGGAGGCGGAGGCGGCACGGGCCAGGCCGGGTCGTCGGGCACCACATCCGGCGGCGCGGGCGGCAGGCCCGGATCAAATGCCGGGATCGGCGGAGGCGGCTCGAACGGCCAGGTCGGAGCCGCCTACGCCGTCGGCGCCGACTGGGGCGGCGGCGGAGGCGGCGGCCACACATCGGGGGCGGCGGTCGGCTTCAACGGCGGGCAGTCCATGTACGGCGGCGGAGGCGGCGGCGGAGGCAACTGCGCCAGCGCCGTGCCCGCCCTGTCCACGACGAACACCGGCGGATCGACGGGCGGGCAGATGACCGGTACCGGAGGCGGCGGCGGCGCGGCGGGTACGGACGGCGCGTCACCGACGGCGGGCGGCGCCGGGCCTGACGGGCTGCTCGGCGCGACATGCGGCATGGGCGGCGGAGGCGGCGGCGGCACGGTCACAGCGAACACCACGGGCGGCGCAGGCGGGGCGGGCGGCTTCCCGGGCGGCGGCGGAGGCGGGGGCGGCTGCGGAACGAACACGGGAAGCGGCGGCGCAGGCGGCGCAGGCGGCGACGGGTACCTGCTCATCGTCACGATGGGCTGACGGATGGCGTCCAGCCGCACCCTCATCGACCTGTCCCCGCTGGCGATCCAGACCGGGGGCTTCGCGGGCGGCCACGACCGGCGACTCCTCGCGCTGGCGGGTGTGCCCGCAGCGGGGGCCATATCCGTCCAGCCCGCATCGGCGCTGCTGGCGATCGCGGGATCCGCGCCGGCCATCTCCGCGACTGCCAACATCGCCGTCGCTCCAGCGTCAGCGACCCTCGCCCTCACGGCAGCAGCCCCAGGCGTGGTGCTGAGCGACAACAAGAGCGTCCGGCCCCCGGCGGCCAGCCTTGCCCTGAGCGGCAGCGCGCCCGCGGTCGCGGCGTCCGACCACAAGGCGGTGTCGCCATCGCCCGCCGACCTCGCGCTGTCGGGATCCGCGCCGTCCGTCCGGCTCCCGGTAGCGGCCAGCCCGTCGGCCGCGCTGCTGGCGATCGCGGGATCCGCGCCGTCCGTCGCCGCCACGGCGCGCGTCTCGGCCAGCCCCGCGCCGTCGCTGCTGCTGCTCCAGGGCGGCCTGCCCGTGGTTGCCGCCACCGCCCGGGTCATGGCGCAGCCGTCTCCCGCACTGCTCGCCCTCGCCGGCGGACTCGCCGCGGTCGCCGTGTACCGGACGCTGCCCTCGGCGGTCTCCGCGACTGCGGCGCGCACCTGGCGCAGGACCGCGACCGCAGCCGCGTCCGGCCGCTTCGCCGGATCCGCCGCGCGCACCGGGACGCCCGCAGCGTCTGCTGTCCGCACCGGGGAGTTCACCGGCACCGCCGCCCGGACGGGCGGCATCCTGGCAGAGGTGGCGTGATGGCAGATCCCCTGGTCCTGTCCGCCCTGCAGGGCGACACGTTCACGTGCACGATCACGGTCGCGTCCGCGATCACCGGCTGGACGCCGGTCGCCACGGTGCGCTCCGCCAGGGCGTGGGACACGCAGGGCGACCCAGCGCTCGTGCTGGCAGAGGGATCGGGACTCACGGTGACGGACGCGGCTGCGGGGACCGTCGCCCTCGCCCTGACCGCCGTCCAGACAGCCGCGCTCGAGCCGGGTTCCTACGTGTTCGGCCTGCGCCTGACCGCCGGGTCCGAGGTGCGCAGCGTCGAGTGGGACGCGGACGGGACGGTCACGGGCGCGCTCATCGTTCGCCGCCCGGTCGGCTGGACGGCCTGACGTGCCCACCGCGCCCGCCCGCGTCTGCCCCGCGCCCGGGTGCTTCGCCATGTCGCCGTGCCCCCGCCACCCTGCGCGCCTTTCCGCGCGGAACCACCGCGGCGCATCGCGCCACGACCGGGGGCTCGGGTCGGCCCACGACCGGGTCCGCGCGCGGCTGCTCGCCCCAGATCCGGAGACCGGGCTGCCCCCGATGTGCGCGCGCGGCTGCGGTCGCGCCGCCACCACGGCGGGCCACGTCGTGGAGCGGTCGCAGGGCGGGACGGGCGACCCGTGCAACTACATCGCGGAGTGCGGGCCGTGCAACTACAGCCGCCGGGGCAGGGCAGCCGCCCGCGGGGCCTCGTCGTGAGCGGCGCGGGCGCCATGTGCCCTGTCCACGACTGCGCCCGCCAGACCCGCCAGTGCGGCGGCGTCCTGTGCGAGGCCCACTACAGGGCTGGCACCCGCGCCAGGTACCCGACCGGTCCGGCCGTGTGCGACGACTGCGGGTCCGGGTTCCTGCGCTCCACGATCACGCGCGGCGGCCCCAACTGCGGGCCGTGCCGGGACAGGCGGTGTGCTGGATGGCGACCCGACGTGGTCACGGTCGTGCAGCCGGAGCGCCCCAAGTCTGGCCCGTGCGATGTGTGCGCCAAAGACATGGACTATCCGAGCACGGGCAGGACGACGTGCTGGACGTGTCTGGTCAGGATCAAGGATCGGGCGGCGAAGCCAAGCCCGACCTGCGTCCGGTGCGGATCCGAGTACTCGCGCGACGACCGGGGTAGGTCAGGGCATTGCAGCGAGTCATGCAGTCGAGCGAGCCGGAGAGACGAGAAGCGGGAAACGAAGCACCGACGCCGGGCCAGCATGAGGGGATGCCGAGTGGACCGCGTCAGCCGACTGGCCGTGTTTGAGCGCGACGCATGGGTCTGCCACATCTGCCGCCATCCAGTGGACAGGTCGGCGAGCGTGCCGCAACCCATGGCAGCCACGATCGATCACATCATTCCGATCGCCGGCGGCGGCGACCACAACTACGGCAACGTGGCGACCGCCCACTTCATCTGCAACTCGCTGAAGCGCGACACCATGCCCCAGGGGAGGGGCGGCATCGATCGCACAGGTCTGCCCGCCGCACAGTACCGTCCTGCAGCCTTCCTTTCGCGATGTCAGGATCCGATCCCGGATTGGGCTCCCGGGCATGGGTGACCGACCGACGCCGACCGCGGTCAAGGAGCTGCGCGGGACGCTGCGGAGGGACCGCGCCAACCCGGCCGAGCCCCAGCCGCCCGTCCTCGAGCCCGGGTCCGTCGCGCCATCCTGGCTGACCGGCGTCCGCCGGCGGCGCGCGTGGGCCGACCTGACGCAGCTGCTCGTCGGCCAGCGCCTGCTGACGGTCACCGACCAGGCCGCGCTGGCGATGCTCGTGGACGCCTACGGGGACTACCTCGAGGCCGCCGACGTCGTGGCCGGCCGGGCCTGCGCGTACTGCGGGCAGTCGCTCCGGAGCCCGTCGCCCTGCCGCCAGGAGCCCCGGCACGAGCCCGGGTCCCGCTACATCACCATGCCCACCCGCGAGGGCGGGATCCGGATCAGCGAGCACCCCGCCATGGGCGTCCGGCGCGACGCTTGGAAGCGCGTCGTGGCCATGCTCGACCGCTTCGGCATGTCGCCCTCGGCCCGCGCCCGGGTGTCCGCCGCGGCGCCCGAGGAGAACGACCCGATGGACCGCCTGCTGGGCGCCGGATGACCGCGCCCGCAGCCGTCCCCCAGTCCGACCTCGACCGGTACGCGGAGCTCGCGGCCGGCGTCCACCAGTACGCCGAGGACGCCGCCGCCGGGCGGATCGTCGTCAACCGCTACGTGCGGCTCGCCGCCCAGCGCCACCTCGACGACATGGCGCACGGCCACCGCCGCGGGCTCTCCTTCGACCCCGCCGCGGCCGGCAAGCCGCTGGCCTTCTTCCCGATGCTCCGGCTCGCCGAGGGCAACGTGGCCGACGAGGGGCGGCCGTTCACCCTGATGCCGTGGCAGGTGTTCAACGTGGGCAGCCTGTTCGGCTGGATGCGCCAGGACGAGGAGGACGGGGTCCTGGTGCGCCGCTTTCGCAACGCCTACACGGAGACGGGCAAGGGCTCGGGCAAGACGCCCATGGGCGCCGGCGCCGGGGTGTTCGCCCTCGCCGCCGACGTCGAGTCGGCCCCCGAGGTGTACAGCGCCGCGCCGTCGCGGGACCAGAGCAAGATCCCCTGGACGGACGCGAAGCGCATGGTGGAGGCGTCGCCGGCGCTGCGCTCCCGGATCGACATCTCGGCCTTCGCGCTGTCGGCGCCGCGCCGCAACGGCACGTTCCAGTACCTGAGCTCCGAGGCCAAGAACCTCCACGGCCACCGGCCCCACATGGTGCTGATCGAGGAGGAGCACGCCCACCCCGACAGCGACGTGATCGACGCGATGCGCCTGGGCACCAAGGGCCGCCGGAACGCGCTCATCTGGCGCATCACCAACAGCGGCCGCAGCCGGCACTCGGTGTGCTGGGCGGACCACGAGTACTCGGTCCGGATCCTCGAGCGCGAGCTGGCCGACGACGCCTGGTTCGCCTTCGTGTGCGGCCTCGACATGTGCGACGAGCACCGCAAGCTCGGGCGGCCCGAGGACGGGTGCCCGCGCTGCGACCAGTGGACCGACGAGTCCGTGTGGCCCAAGGCCAACCCGTCGATCGGGGTCTCCATCACCAAGCGCTACCTGCGCGAGGCGGTCACGGAGGCGGTCGGGAAGCCGTCCGCCCAGAGCGTCGTCAAGCGCCTCAACTTCTGCATCTGGGACGAGGCCGCCAACGCCTGGCTGGACGCGGGCCGCTTCCGCGAGCTCGGCCCGGCCGGCGACGGGCTGCGCCCGCTCCCCATGCCCGAGGGCGCCCGCGGGTCCGGCGGCCTCGACCTGTCGTCCACCACGGACATCACGTCCGCGGCGTTCAAGTCCGACCGCGTTGAGTGCCCAGACGAGGGCCACGCCGGGCGCTGCTACGACCTCCGCGTCCTGTGCTGGGTGCCCGAGGACCGGGTCGCCGAGAAGGAGCGCGAGGACAAGGTCCCCTACGGCCAGTGGGTCCGCGACGGCTGGATCCGCGCCACGCGCGGCAACCGGGTGGACCAGGAGCAGCTGCTGCGGGACATCGAGCCGATGGCCGGCTCCTTCGCCACCATGGGGATCGACCGCTGGAACACGGCCTGGCTGACGCCGAAGCTGCAGGACGCGGGCTTCACGGTCGTGGAGGTGGGCCAGGGGTTCGCCTCGCTGAGCGCCCCGTCCAAGCGCCTCGAGGCGGACATCGCCGAGGGCGTCGTCCACCACGACGGCAACCCGGTCCTGCTCTGGATGGTCGGCAACGCCGTCGCCGAGCAGGACGCCGCCGGGAACATCAAGCCCTCCAAGGCCAAGAGCGCGGACCGGATCGACGGCGTTGCCGCCTGGGTGGACGCGCTGTTCGCCTCCATGGTCGAGGCGGAGGCCGCCAAGCCGTCCGTGTACGACCGGCTCACCCCCGAAGAGCTCGCCGAGAGGATGCTGCTGTGACACGCCGCGCAACCGACGCCATCGCCCGCGCCGCCGGAATCCTGGCCGCGGCCGCGGCCTTCGTCGGCCTCGAGGGACTCGGCCTCGCCATGGTGGCCGCGGGCCTGCTCGTGGCGGGACTGCCCGCCCTCGCCCTGATCGTCCCCGGATCCGTGCTGGTGCTCGCCGGCATGCTCCCCGCCATCCCCCGACGGAGGTAGCCCATGGGCCTCATCGCGCGCACGATGGCCGCAGGCGCCAGCCCGGCCCTCAACGACGGCTACTGGGGCGGCGGCTCCAGGTACACCACCGACGGGTCGTCGCTGTCCCCCGGCGACGACGCCATGGGCATCCCGGCGTTCTACGACGGCGTGGCGCTGATCAGCGAGGACATCGCAAAGATGCCCGTCCACATCTACGAGGACCTGGGAAGCGCCGGCCGCCGGCCGACGGCCAACATGCCGCTCGAGGACCTGCTGCAGTACCAGCCCAACGCCCACCAGTCGGCCTTCGACTTTTGGGAGATGATGGTCGCGTTCGCGATCCTCCGGAAGTTCGGCGTCGCCGAGATCATCCCCGGCGCACGCGGGCCGGTTGACCAGCTCGTGCCGCTGGATCCCGACCTCGTCACCCCGCGCGGATCCGCGTACGCCTACCGCGACCCCAAGGACGGCGGCCGGGAGCGGGTCCTGCTCGCCGACGAGGTGTTCGTGGTGCACGGCCGGCTGGGCCGGAGCGTCCTCGACTTCGCCAGCCGGAGCCTCTCCGTGGACGCCGCGATCGAGCGGCACGCGGGCACGCTGTTCTCTCGCGGCGCACGCCCGCAGAGCGTCGTGAGGCACGCGGCCGAGCTCTCCCAGAAGGGCCGCGACAACCTGCGCAAGGTGCTCGACGAGTACAGCATCGGCGGACCGCGCTCCGGGCGCCCCATGCTCCTCGAGGAGGGCATGACGTGGGAGAGCGTCGGCATGACCAACAAGGACGCCGAGTTCACAGCCAACCGGCAGTGGGGCGTCCGCCAGGTCGCCCGCTGGCTCCGTCTCCCCCCGCACAAGCTCGCCGACCTCGCCGACGCCAACTACAGCAACGTCGAGCAGGAGAACATCAACTACGTCACGGACACCCTGCTCTCCTGGACGGTGCGGATCGAGCAGGCGATCCGGCGCGACCTCATCATCGCCAAGGGCCGCTACTTCGCCAAGTTCAACCTCGACTCGCTGCTCCGCGGCGACTTCGGCGCCCGGGCGCAGGCGTACAGCCTCGGCATCCAGTGGGGCTGGATCACCCGCAACGAGGTGCGGGCGCGCGAGGACATGAACCCGATCCCGGGGCTCGACAGCCCGCTCACCCCGCTCAACATGACGACCGGGACGGCCCCCGGCACGGCGTCCGCCGCCGACCTGTCGCCGCAGGCCACGGCGCACCTGCGCCTGCTGGCCTCGGACGCGGCAAACCGCATCGTCACCCGCGAGCGCGAGGCCGTCGCCAAGGCCGCCGACCACAGCAGGGGCAACACCCGGTCGTTCGCGGCGGACGTCGACGCCTTCTATGCCGGGTTCGGCCCGCACGTCGCGTCGTGCCTGCACCTGCCCGCCGACGTCGCCAAGTCCTGGGCGGCCGAGCAGCGCGCATCCGTGATCTCCGGCGCCGTCCCGGACGCCGACTGGGCGGCCGACAGCGTCGCCCGCCTCACGTCCCTCGCCATGTCCACCGCGCTCGGCGCGGCAGCGTAAGGAGTACCGCCATGCTCTACAGCAACATCGCCAGGGCGGTCTTCGGGCGGCCCTGGGCCATCTGGCCCGGCAGCGGCCAGGCGGAGGCCGTCGCCGAGATCGCCAGCCTGCGCGCTGCCGGCGTCCGCCTCGACGACGCCGAGGTCCGCGCCCGCCTCGAGGCCGCAGCCGGGTCGGCAGGGCCGCGCTCCGGCGCCCGGTCCTCCGGGGCAGTGGCGGTGATCCCGGTCTACGGGACCATCATGCAGCGCGCGTCGCTGATGTCGGAGATGAGCGGCGGGACGTCCGTCGAGCGCGTCGCCGCGGCCTTCCGCCAGGCGATGGCAGACGAGTCCGTGGGCTCCGTCGTCATGGAGTTCGACTCCCCGGGCGGCGAGGTGGGCGGCGTCGACGAGCTCGCGGCCGAGATCCGCGCGGCGAGGGGCCGGAAGCCGGTGGTGGCCGTGGCCAACACCCTGATGGCGAGCGCCGCCTACTGGATCGCCTCGGCCTGCGACGAGATCGTGGCCACCCCGTCCGCGATGGTCGGGAGCATCGGCGTCTACACGATGCACCAGGACGTGTCGGCCGCCCTCGAGAAGGCGGGCGTCCGGACCACGCTGGTCAGCGCCGGGAAGCACAAGACCGACGGCAACCCCTACGGCCCGCTGTCCGAGGACGCGCTGGCGTCCATGGAGCAGAGCGTGGCCGACTTCTACGCCCTGTTCACCTCCGCCGTGGCCAAGGGGCGCGGCACCACCGCGGCGGCCGTCCGGAGCGGCTACGGCGAGGGCGACGTCCTCACCGCGCAGCGGGCGAAGGACGCCGGGATGGTGGACCGCGTCGACACGATGGACAACGCGATCCGGCGCGCCGCGTCGGGCCGCGTGGCCATGCGCGCGGACGCGGGCCAGCTCCGGTACTCGGCCGGCACGGGCGTCCCCATGGAGCTCGTCGAGGCCCCGGCCGACGGGTCCATGTCCGGCTGGATCCACGGCGACCCGGACGGCGAGCCGTCGCCCGACGTCGTCCAGGATCCGGATCCCGCCGCGGCAGCGCTGGCGCTGGCGAGGGCCCGCGCGCAGGCCTCTTGACTTATCCACGGCTCGGGCCTAGTTTATGCACCAGTAACTGAATAGCTGCCCTCCGCAAGCGGAAGACCCGAGGTCCCACCCGCGGCAGGGAAGTCCGGCAAGGCGAACATCCGAGGTGTGCGCGGCTGGCGACCCGTCCAGATGGACGGCGCCGGTCGCGTTCGCGTTTCCCGGCGCCACTAGTGCGCAGGAGATACGCGAATGGCAAGCCTCCTGGCGATCCTCCAGGACCGCCGCAAGACCCTCAAGGCCGAGGAGGGCGCCCTCGTCGCCGCGGCCGAGTCCGCAGCCGACCCCATGGCAGCCCTCGCCTCGAGCGCCGACCGCCGCGCCGAGATCGCCGCGGACCTCGCGAAGATCGACGGCGAGCTGGCCGCCGAGACCGCCCGCCGCGACCGCGAGCGCGCCGACCCGGAGGCCGCAGCGCCGGCCCCGGTCGTGATCCGCTCCGGCATCGAGCCGGTCCGCGCCTCCGCGTCCGACAAGGCCCCGACGCCGTTCCGCCACTTCGGCGAGCAGCTCTCGGCCATCCGCGAGGCGGCCATCGGCGCCAAGTCCGGCTACGCGCCGAGCCCCAAGCTCGCCGCCGTCATGGACTACGCGGCCGCCGCGTCGGGCCTCAACGAGACGGTCGGCAGCGAGGGCGGCTTCGCCGTCCAGACCGACTTCGCCGAGGGCATGTTCGGCGGCATCGAGACGCAGTCGGTCCTGTGGCCGAAGTCGTTCGCGATCCCGCTGTCGGCGGACTCCAACGGCGTCAAGGTCAACCTGATCGACGAGACCACGCGGGTCACCGGCTCGCGCTGGGGCGGCGTCCAGGTGTACTGGGCAGCCGAGGCCGCGTCCGTCACGGCCAAGAAGCCCAAGCTGTTCCAGTTGGAGCTCACCCTCCAGAAGCTCTTCGGCGTGGGCTACCGGACCGACGAGATCGGCCAGGACTGGCAGGCCTCGGGCGCGATCATGGACCGCGCCTTCACCGCCGAGATGGCGTTCGCCCTCGACGACGCCGCGGTCCGCGGCAGCGGCGCCGGCATCCCGCTCGGCTTCCTCAACAGCTCCGCGCTCGTCACGGTCACGGCCGAGACGGGCCAGACCGCGGACACGGTCGTCACGGAGAACGTCGAGAAGATGTTCGCCCGGATGCCCGCCCGCTCGAAGGGCAAGGCCTGCTGGTACATCAACGGCGACGTGTGGCCGCAGATCTTCGGCCTGCAGCGCGCCGTGGGCACCGGCGGCCAGCCGATGTTCATCGCCACGGGCGCCCTGGGCGAGGCCCCCGGCGGCACCCTGCTGGGCCGCCCGGTCATCGAGATCGAGCAGGCCAGCGCCCTCGGCGACGTGGGCGACATCAGCTTCGTGGACATGGGCGAGTACCTGCGCCTCGAGAAGGGCGGCATCGCCCGCGCCAGCTCGATCCACGTCGAGTTCCTGACGGACCAGGAGGTCTTCCGCTGGATCCTCCGGACCAACGGGGCCCCCGGCTGGAAGTCCGCCGTGACGCGCTACAAGGGCGCGAGCACGGTCAGCCCGTTCATCGCCCTCGGCGCCCGCTGAGCCCCCTGACCCACTGAGCCGAAAGGAACCAAGCCGATGAGCGAGTTGCTGCTCGAGGAGCTCCAGTTCATCAAGGGGCTCGACCCCGTCGCGGACGCGTTCGACTCGACCGTGTACAGCGACGTGGTGAACATGTCCAAGTTCGAGCGGGTCGTGTTCGCCGTCTATGTCGGCGTCGGCGCGACCGGCACGTCCACCCTGACCGTCCAGGCGTGCGACGACACCACGCCGTCCAACCGGTCCGCGGTGCCGTTCTACTACCGCGAGATCACCACCGGCGACACCGAGGGCGCGATCACCGCGGCCGCCGCGGCCGGGTTCACCACCACGCCCGGCAGCTCCAAGCTCGTGCTGGTCGAGGTCCGCGAGGACGCCCTGGCGTCCAGCGGCTACGGCTACGTCCAGCTCAAGGCCGTCGAGTCCGCCAACTCGCCGGTGCTCGCGGGCATCCTCGTCATCGGCGAGGCCAAGATCGAGTCCGCCCTCAAGGCGTCCGCGATCGTCTGACGCCGGCCACGCCCTCCCGTCCTGCCGCCGGCACCCGGCGGCAGCGGGGAGCGCGGGACCCTCCCGCATCCCGGCGGAACCACCGCCAGAGCAGCAGCATGGAGAGCACGAGATGCCCGTCACCAAGATGCGCAGCCGCTGGGTCGCCGGCAACCTGCAGTTCGTACGGGACACCGACGCCTCGGCGATCTGCCACGGCATCGTCGCCGTGTCCGGGGCCACGACCAAGGCCGCCGCGACGCTCGCCGTCCCGATCACGCACCGCTTCGTGACCATGACCACGGGCGGCGTGGAGGCCCTGACGCTGGCGAACGGCGCGCCCGGCCAGGAGATCACGATCACGCTCGGCACCGACGGCGGCGACGGCACCCTGACGCCGGCGACCTGCACGGGCTTCGCCACGATCGTCTTCGCCGACGCCAAGGACACCGTCCACCTGCGGTACCTCGACGACACTCTGGGCTGGATCATCATGGGCTACTACGGGACCGCCGCGCCGCCCGTCGTCTCCTGACCACCGGCACCGACTGAAGACCGGAGGCCGAGATGGCTGGCAGCACGACGACCACGCACTACGCCCAGGGCCGCGTCCGCAGGGTCGTGGTCGACTGGACCGCGGACGCCGCGGACGCGACCGTCCCCGACACCGTCCTGCCCGCGATCGACGGGCGGCTGGCGGAGGTCACGACCAACCCCGGGGCGGTCGCGCCCACGGACAACTACGACGTCCTCCTGATCGACGGGGAGGGCGCCGACCGCCTCCAGGGCCTCGGCATGAACCGGGACACCGCGAACACCGAGACGGCGCCCGTCGTCTACTCGGGCAGCGCGGTGCACCCGCCCGCCGGCTCCTGGGAGGCCCTGACCCTCAAGATCGCGGGCAACGCCGTCAACTCGGCCACCGGCCGGGTCATCCTCGTCTACACCCCGGCGTGACGCCGTGACCGCGCCCGTGCTGCTCTGCAGCCTCGCCGATGTCCGCCGCCAGGCGGGCATCGAGGACGACGCGGAGGACGACTGGCTGCTGCCGGCGATCGACGCCGTGTCCCGCGCCGTGGAGCGCGTTGCCCGGACATGGCTCGCGCCGCGCCCGTCCGCGACGTGGCTCCAGGACGGCAGCGGGGTCCGCACGCTCCGGGTGCGGCGCGGCGTGTCCTCCCTGGCCTACGTCGGGATCGCCTGGTCCGACCAGCCCGACGACGGGTCGGGCGACTACGAGGCCGTGCCCTCCTGGCTCCTCGACCCGCCGGCGGCGGAGCGCGAGCTCGACACGGACGCCGCGGAGCGGATCGTCCTGCCCGTCGGCTACACCTTCCCGGCCTTCCTGCGGTCCGTGAAGCTCACGGGCGCACGGGGCCCGTCCGAGACGCCGGCGCGCGAGGAGCAGATCACCCGCAACGCGGTGGTCCGGTCGTACCGCGCGCGGTCCGGGTCCTCCGGGTCTGACCTCGCCGTCCCCGGCCCGGACGGCGGCATGCGGATCCTCGCCCAGTTCGCGCCGGCCGAGCTGCGCGAGCTGCGCCTCGCCTACGGGACGGGGGCGGACTGATGGACTGGGCCGCCGTCTGCGAGCGCATCGCCCTCCCCTACGCGGGGCTGTCCGACGGGGCCGGGCACACCCTGCGCGGCGCCCACGCCCTGCCGCCCGACGCCCCCGTGCCGCCGTGCGCCATCGTGGTCCTGCGGGGTCTGGACGCAATCGAGGTCTACGCCGGCTGGATGACCGGCACCGCGCTCGTGGACGCGCTCGTCCTGCTCGACCCGTCGGCAGACGTGCCTCGGCGCATGGCCGCGCTCCTGCGCTGGACCGGCCCGGCCGCCACATGCGGGCTCGCCCACGTCCAGATCGACGACCTCGACGGCGTGTCGGGGTGCGTGCCCGGATCGGCCGAGGTGTCGCTTGCGGGCGACTCGCCGGACTACGGCGGGATGCCCTTCGACATGGTCCGCGTCCCGTACCGCGTCTCCTTCCGCCAGCGCGTCGCGGTGGCCCCGTGAGCGCGGTGATGGTCGGCGCCGAGGAGTTCGCCAGGGACCTCGACGGCGTGGCGCGCAAGGTCGAGCGGGAAGGCCAGGCGCACATCCTGCGCGCCGCCCGCAAGTGCCTCGTCCCCGAGATGAGGTCGCGCGCCCTGCGCTCGCCGGGCAAGTCCGGGGCGCTGCTCGCGAGGTTCACCACGGCGCGGCTGGGCAGGGGCGGCGCGGTCGTCGTCGGCCCGCGCTCCGGAGCCAAGCGCGCCTGGTACCGCGCGTTCTTCGTCTCGGGCAGCAAGCCCCACGAGATCGGCAAGCCCGAGGCGGGCAGGGCCGAGACGTTCCGAACCTACCTGTCGAGCGCGAAGCAGTACGCCGCGGCTGGCGGCGTCTTCACCCGCCGCATCAAGGCCCGCGAGGCGACGCCCAGGAAGTTCCTCACCAACGCCGCGCGCTACCTGTCCCGCGGCGGCGACCCGTTCCAGGCCACGGGCCCGGTCCGGTCGCCCGGCATCCCGTCCAACCCCTTCGTGGAGCGCGGCGCAGAGGCCGGGGCGCAGGCGATGGGCGACGAGCTGGCCAAGACCCTGTACGCCCCGGGAGGCTCCAAGTGACCAAGTCCAAGGACCCCGTGACGGTGCGCGTCCTGCCCGTCCCCGGCCTGCTCTTCGACCCCGTCGACACATCCCCCGAGGATGCCGCGGCGCTCGTGGCGTCGGGCTCCTTCCGCTATGCCGAAACCCCAGCAGCAGCGCCGTCCGTGACGGCCGACAAGGAGGCCGACAATGGCGCAGGCTGACCTCACCAAGACCGTCCGCTACGGCATCGAGGCGACGCGCGGCACGGGCGTCGCGTGCACCGCGATCATGGACATCGCTGACGCGGAGTGGGACATCATCCCCCCGACGATCCACAGCGACAGCCTCACGGGCGGCGTGTTCGGCAGCCCCGTGGACACGGCCGGCGTGCTCGTTCCGAAGCTGCGCGTGAAGTTCGGGCACATCAACTGGGACCGCTGGCAGCGCATCCTGGCGGGCGGCGTCGACGGCGCCATCGCGGCCGCCGGCGCGGGCGCCGACAAGGTGTGGGGCGCGGGCGCCATCAAGCCCCCGGCGCTCTCCACGGGCGCAGCCCTCGCCGAGGCGCTGAAGTCGCTGACGCTGGAGTTCGGGTACGCCAACCCGGCCGCGGCGATGCCCGCCCACAAGATGACGGGCGCCATCGTCGACCGGATCAAGATCGCCTGGAACCGCACCGGCTTTGTCACGGCCGAGGTGGACTACGTGTCCATCTTCCCGGTGACCGACCTGACGGCCTACTCGGGCACCCTGA